TAAGTTGCATATACAATGCTAACTCCTCGTCATTTTCCGGTAACTCTTCGGGGTCTATAGTGAATGCATTAACTCCTGTTTTATCTTTAATAGTTGTTAATATATCTTTTGAAATCATTTGCCCCTCTAATTCATCTTGATATTTGCTTCTTTTAGATTGAGACATTGCATCTTGTGCATAAGCCTTAACCTTAAATAATCTATCAGACATACCATTGACAACAATGTCAATAAATTTAGGAAGGATAGGGACCGGAGTCCAATCTAAGTTCAAATAAGATAAGTCACCATCAATAGCTAACTCATCTTTATATTTTGCAATTGATTGTTCGCCACGAGCATAAAGCCTAAGTCTACGGAAGTCTCTCCATTGACTATAGTATCTACAAGAGTTACCATCTTTTCTGAACCACTCATATTGGATAGCTTGCCCCACTTGCAACCCAAATGCATCCGAAGCCTTTTCTGCATCAGTTGCTAACTGACTTGGAAATGAAGTGGCATTTATCTCTATTTTTATGTCGTTTTTCATCTAATCAATTGACTTGTTGTACCTTCGTTTTTATACTTAGCGAAGTTAATAATTATTTTTGATTCTTTTTTCTCAGGAATGTAGAGGTGTTTTTGGTTAGCCATTATACATAATCCGGAACTTATCGAAGCATCAAACTTGGTTCTATCGTTAATATCAAACTTTGCCCAATCTTCAAGAGTCCTTGTAAATGGCATTGTTCCCATTTCTTCCGGGTCTCTATACTTAGCCTCTAAATCTAATCCAACGTGTTTCTCTATGTACGACTCAATTGCTGAAGCGTGTGCCTGCCTAACATCTTCCGAAGAGTTTGGAATACCACCTAATTCTCGTTCAGTTTTTGTTAGCTTAGACATCTGCTTGTCAGGTCTATTAATAGAAAATCCTCTGTACCCCCTATTTTTAAGATGGTATAAAAGTCTTGGCTTATTATTTTCTACTAAGATAGGCATTCCATAAAATACTATTGCCATAAGGACTTCCTCAAAAAAGATTTCTGCTGTCTGCGGACGAGCAACATACTCCAAGAAGAACTCATTTACAGGAGCATCGTCCATGTGGAATTTAGTCTGACCATGCAATGCACCATTCGAACCACGTCCACCAACTACTGCTGATATGTCATAGGAGTCACAACCAAATGAACCAAGGTGCTCATTACCCGGGTATTTAACACCATTGCGGATATGCACATTGTTCTGCATATGTTTTGGTGGTGCCCAACTGATGTTGAATCTACCTCGTGTGTCAGGAGTCCATATTACTTGGGTATCTTTAATGCCATCTTTCCATGAGAATGAGCCACGAGTAAGGTAGTGTTCCTTAATCATTGAGTCATTGTAGTCAATCTGCTGATAGATTTTGGTCAAATTAAATAAGGACTGCTTACTCTCATCCCGGAAAGCATGAGACTGCGTTCTTGGAAACTGACGATAAAATTCGTTTAACGCATCGGCATCACTCTTTAACGATTCTACTTCAGCCTCCCAATAGTCTATTGCTCCATTTGTAATCCAATTGCCATCAACTCCCATGATAGGTTCTTTAGGCTTTCTGAATACAGGATGACCATACCTGTCAATAAATCCTTCCATGTTCCACTCCATGGGAATAAACAAGGAATATAGACCACTCTTAGTCTGACCGTTGGCATTTCTTTTTAATAAATTTGAATCCTCAAACATATCTTTATAGTTCTGCCCTCCTTTTGATAATGCATTTGAGGTTGAACCCATCATACACTTACCAATAATCTTGCTACCTAATCGAAGACAAGTCTTAGTTACACGCCAATTCTCCTTGATACTAACCGGCTTTGTCCATTTTCCACTTTCGTCATGAGCCAAGAATAATAGCTTTTCTCCATCATATGAGTTGTCGTCTGTATTTTTCCAATCTATTGACGTGTCAAGACCTTCTACTTCTGTATCGTCAGTGTCATACATATTCTTTTTGGTAATCTTGGATGCCGGTATCCTGAAAGCTAATTCAGTTTTAGGCTTGTCCATACCATCCATGATAGGCTTGAAGAAAAATGGAAGACGACTATTGATAGGAACAACCTTGTCGGTAAACATTTTTTTAGCATCGGGTCCCGTCTTTGACAATATACCTATACGTGCATTCCGTGCAAGCGTACCTATATTGACGCATTCAGATGAAGACATAAATGAGAATCCCGAACGTCTAATCTTTAAGTATATCATACCAAATGACCTCGGGTCGGCACGACAGGCTTCCCAAAATATCCAATAGATGCGGTTGGCTTCACGGAAGTCAGGATAGCCAACGTCAATACTTGACCACTGCAAGTACATATAATGAGAACCGGTTATGTAGGTCTTAACACCATTGTTCATGAACCAAAAACCTTGCTCACGAAAATCAAACTCGTTCTCGATGTAGTCTACCCAACGATTTTTAAATTCTTTTGATTTTTCGTTCCATTGAAATATGGTTTGTATTCTTGCTAAATCACGGGGGAGTTCTTGGCGTTCCCAATATTGTTCAGCTTTTGATGCGTGTCTTTGGAGACACTTATCGGGAGTGGCAGGCAATGCTATTTTGAGTCCTTCTATTTCTACAATTTGACCAATCTGACCTGTCTTTGAAATTACTATGACATTGTATTGCTCGTTATAGCCATAGAGCCAAGACTTCACTCTGTTTTTATTAGAGATGACACCTGCCGGTATATAGTTTTCTATTATACGGCAAAGACTATTGCTTTGACCTTCGTTCTGCAAATCCTTGTTTTGTATCTGTTCTGCTTACTCCACGCTCTGCGGAGTCAAGATTTTCTTGTTCTAATTCTATTCTACTTAGTATTTCGAACGCATCAAAGATAGCTAACTTTTTAGCTGCTGCTGCGTTCTTCATTTTATCAGCAGATACGTCAGTATCTGACTCGGTATTAATAATATCTTCCTCAGCCACTTTTACAAGATGGTTGACCGCTTTGTACCCGGCTTCAATGATTCTTGACTTTATCTCTTTAGTGTCTCTCATTACTTAGCTTTTAAAAATATTACCTGAACCAATCGAGATTGTTCACCTGAGCCAAAGTTCTCAAGAATATTCCTTGAATGTGGGGCATCAGAGTTAAATACAACCATGCGGTTGAATTTAGAGTACATTGTAAGTAAAGGATTTTTATCTTTATCGTAGATAGTTGTTCCATCATTGTCAGGTGCTTGTTCATTTAAGTATAAAATACAAGTAATATCACCCATCATTTCATCAGTATGTATGAAATTTGGTTCTTTTTGATTTAATGGAGACTTCCTTACAAAGTTAAATGAAACACTGTATTGGTCAAATAGTTCAGAAACGTACTGAGCGAACTCATCGTTATTATCTCTTGGCTGAATGTTTTTAAATATGTTCTCTCCATCTGCAATATCTTGAAAGCCATACTTGTGTATGTCATCAACATAAGCAACCGGGTCTTTTATTATATTATCAAGTGTAATCATATTCATAATTTCATTGTTATTTGATGGTCATACATTCTGTACAACTTTTCATCATCCACTGTGAACTCATATTCGCTGTCAGGAGAGAAGCAAATCATATCCCCGGGGTTTATGCCTTTCTTTAATAAGTATTCGTTAGGGTACTTCATTATACCCATCAGTGGCTCCTCTGAAAAAGGCTTCTTGATATAACTCTCTGTAATGCCAATTGGTTTAACAAAACAGTATCTATCATAAGCATACCACGTAGCGTTGTGCTTATACATAAAGAATTGGTCAGGCTCAATAAAAAATAGGTCGTCTTTAAAAAAAGACTTACCACTCTTTTGTCTGCCCTTCATGTCATTGTAAAACTTAAAGACATTATGGTGTACAAGAAGAGTATCTGACTTTTGAATAGGTCCGGAATAATCTAATGGCAACTCAACGACTTCTGCAAATCGGTTAGAAAACCTGTGGTCTTCTTCAGAGGTGCTGACAATAAAGTCAACACCACCTATCTCTTTTGTATTATCGTATCGCTTTCCATTAACCGGCTTGGCTATGAAATAGAATGGCGACCTCATTAGAAGTTAATGTTATATTCAATTGAAATTGGAATAGTGGAAGTGAACTCTTTCCAAAGTATCACTTCCTTATTCAAGTTTATGATGTAAATTTTGATTGAATTTTTCTTTCCATCAATTTTTATAAGATGAATTTCACTCGTATCTCCAAGAACTTTTTGACCAACAAGATAATGCATGGCACCACCCTTGTAGTCCGGTCCTATTGATATTTTACGAATGTCCATTACAATTCTTCTTCTTCCTCTTCTTTAAGGAAGTTAACGCCTGTCACCCAATCTTTAAGAAAATAAAATTTTTCTAAGCCTTGAGGATTAACAATACTGATAGGGGTGAAGTCAAATTCCTTCTCACCTAATTCGGTAATGTCCTTAGTAAGTTTTTTGAGTCCTTCTTTACTGAACTTGTATCCACCTTTTTCATCAAGGATTAAACAATCTTTTTCATCCACCTGTGCATTGTCAAGTCTTAACCCTTCGATTTCTGACTGAAATGTTTCGTGATGAGATTTGATTTTCTCGTAGATGCGGAATAACTTCTTTTGAGTTTTGCTTTCTTGAGAACCGATTACGGAATTGAGGTTAGCAACTAACGTGTTAATTTGATTAAATTTCATTTTGATTTAATTTGATTTATATAAAAGTAATAATTTATTCTGAAACTTCAACTATTGGCTCAACAACAGGAGGAACGTAATCTCCTATAATAGTTAAATTAAGTTGACCTGCTACCCAATCATAAGCGTAGTCATTAGTTTGCCACGCATCATAATCATCTCCTGACATAGTTAAATTACCTTGTGCAAGTTGTTGCATACTCTCACTTAAAAGAGTGTAGTAAAATGTTGCAGATGTACTTAAATTGTCATTAATACAATAGGCATTTAATACTGTTGCTTCTTGTACTATGCCATTATCCCATATAGAGATAGGTGTGATTTGTTTCATAATTAGTTATTTTTTAAAATGTCTATTTCTGCTTTTAATTCTTTTATTGCATTTACCATAGTAACTATAATAGCATTGTAATTTAATCCTATAAAGTTATTATTATCTTCATATGCTTTAGGTATAAAGTCTTTAACTTCTTGAGCAACTAAACCCACTTGTTTTTCATCTCCATCTTTTTGGAAATCCATATTGTAAAGTTTAGGCTGCAGTCCTAAAATTGCTGAAAGACCATTTGAGTAAGTTTCAAAATTTCTTTTACGTTTTGCATCTGATGCAGCAACCCAAACAGATGAAGAGTTTAATAAAACATATCCTCCATTTGTTGAATAACCATATAATGCAGAACCAAATCCTCCCAAATAACCACTATATGTGCCTTGATAACCTAATCCTAAACTTAATGTATTATTATCTGAAGTTATATTAAGAGCATTTCCTGTTCCACTAATATATGCCTGACGACCTGATGTGATACGCATAAATTGAACTTGATTAACCCCAATAGATAATCCATTTGCTTGAGCGGTTGTTATAACTGCATCCCAAGGAGATGAACCTGTTTGCAATTGAGCAGCTGTAGAACCTTCAACACCATAAAGCAATGAACCACTTGTATTAGTCCAATAACCATATATATATCCTGTTGTTGCTCCTGTAACACGATGAACAAGTACATTATTACCAACATTATTAATCATATTTCCTGCCACCTGAAATTTTTGACCTCCATCTGTGGAACTTCCTATTAATACGTTACCACCTGATGTGATACGCATACGTTCTGAACCACCAAGTTTAAAGAATAAATTCATTCCACTTGTTATCTCTATCTCAGCATCAACATTTAAGTTGCTGACATTTGCGTTTAATTCAATTTTTTTACCACTTCTATTAAATGTAGCAACACCACTTGCAAGTTGCAAATCTCCACCTGATGTGATACGCATACGTTCAGCAATAGTTCCTCCATCAGGTTTAGTATAAAAATACATTAAGCCACCATTAGTACCTACTTTTTCAACTCCTATTGAACCATTAATATTTGAACCTGCATTATTAGTAAAGTTCATTTGAGAAAAATCATCTGCTGACCTTGCTCGTAACTCTAAACCTATTGCACTACTTGGTGCAGTGGAAATAATACCACTCGAAAACGTAGCACTTGTTCCTGTTAACGCTTGTGCTAATGTAACTTGTTGACTTGTATTAATAGTTAATGCAGCCTTGCTTAAAGTACCTAAAATTAAGGATGTTGTACCTACTGTCTTTAATACTGTTGAATAAGATATACCACCATCTGCTACGCTTATTTGAGTTGGAGTAGAACCCTCAACGCCAATAGCCATATCACCCGAAGTATTACCTATTCTAATGAATTTGGTTGTAGTTGATGCAGCAGTATTATTTATAAAATCATTTAACCCACTAAACGTAGCACTTGTTCCTGTTAATGCACCACTAAATCTACCCGTACCATTAACATCTAATTTATATCCTGCGTCTGTTGTAGTTCCTATTAGTACGTTACCACCTGATGTTACAATTAATCTATCAATTGGACTACCTGAAGGTGATGTTTGCAAAGAAATGCCATAATTAACTGCATCCATTGCTATTTGTGCCCTTTGAGGGTAATTTACTGTATGATAACCTGCACCTATAGTTAAATTTACTCCCCCATTACCTAAAGAAATAAATGGATAATTATTAACTTCAGTACCACCGACTAATTGAATATTAGGATAATTGGCATTATTTGCTGTTGAACCTAAAACCTTTTTATAGTTGCCTATTGTACTACCACTTCCTCCCACAGTAACACTACTCGAAAACGTAGCACTTGTTCCTGATAAAGCTCTGCTCACCAATGTAACAGTAGTTCCATCGTCAGTAATAGCACTATCTCCTATTGCACTTGCAGCAGTAAACTTAGGTAAGAAATTAGTAGTACCTGTTCCTGTGACAGGGTTTGTTAGAACGCTTTGATATTGAGGTATATTTAAAGTGTTTCCGATAAATGTTGCTGCTCCACTTGTACCTGTGGTTGTAAGTGTGATAGTATCTTGTTTTGAATTAAAGGTAGTCCAATCAGCAGATGATAATACACCACGATTGGTAGCCGATGCAGTAGGTACGTTAAGCGTAATTACAGGGGTTGTGGTTGAATTTGCTACTGTTGATGATAAGTCAGTTCCACTTGTTCCTAAAGTTAAAGCAGCAACGCTTGTAACAGTTCCTACATTATATGTTCTATCTGCTGATAAATCTTGAGAAGTTCCGTTAATTGTTATAGTCCTTGATGTTGGAACACCTCCCAAACCTGATAAAGTATAGGTAGGTACATTTAAAACATCTGCTATAAATGTACTTGAACCACTCGAGCCTGTTGTAGTTAGCGTAATAGCGTTCTGCTTGTTATTAAACGTACTCCAATTCGCTGAGCTTAATGCACCTCTATTTGTAGCACTCGCAGTAGGCAAATTAAAAGTATGTGTATCAACTGAACTTGAAATAGCAAAGTCAGTTCCACTTGTGCCGACTGCAAGGTATTGTGTTTGTTTGGTTAGTCCGTTTAATGCCTGTAAGCC